TCTTCATATATCTCTTTACCATGATAAAACCATTCAGTAAGAGCTGTTTGTACCATCATCTTACAATGTAATTTGAGAGTCTCACTCTCCTTACCACATTTTAACATGTGACAACTCAAACACCTATAAATGCTTTTCTCCTCAATCGGGCACATATAGGTTTGGTAATCCTCATTCCATATAATCGATCGCTTCAATAATGAAGCCTGCTCCAATGGGATGTACGGTACACTACCTGCTGATTTATCAGCCATTGTATACGCCATCCCCAACTTAGCCAAAACGTCTTGTATCGCGGTATGATTGTATTTCTCATATCCATCTTTTACTGACATGATATTATCATCGCCCAGCACAAGAATCCGTACACAATCATCAAACTTTACGGATGAAGGATAAAAAGTATAAAACACATACCTTTGATATAATAAATTAACTAAATTGTTAATCCAAACAGTCAATGGTTGACCGGATGGATTTGACCCACACATTGAAATGAAATCACCATTCCATTCATATATGGGAAAGCACGATTCGAATATAAGATTCTTAGCTATCCTTAGGTTTTCTTCACTATATCCTGCTAGCTCTAACATACACAATGTCAATTCGCAGGCTAAACACATCAATTCAGCCAAAACCTTCTTATCAAACTTTTTGTAATCTCCAGCTATAACATTCTTAGTAGAATATTCAGCCATATAATTACCTATCAAAGTCCAATCGTAATCGTGACAATTTGCTCCAGCCACAGTATTAAAAAGAAGATGGTTATCTGTCATAAACTTAACTAACATGCTCGTATACATACGAACAGCAACTAAATAGGAAACAGAACAACCAGCAAAAACTCTCACTTCTTCTTTCGTAACATTAGTGGGTTCATCTTTCAAAGAAGCTCTAAACACTACGTTTGATCTTTCATCCCTTGATGCACAATCAATAATCCTATCTATCTCTTCGTCTACAGCCTTATTAGGCTCTAAACGAACTCCACAAGGATACTTAGTATCAGGAACTTCCTCTAAAACAACTTTCTTGGAGCAATTATGAGGATATCCAGCAGAAGTATTCATCTTCACTCTATCACATCCAGCAACACCAGGCACACCATTAATGGCGACCTCTTTGCTAACAGGATGAACCAAATCAATGAACTTCTCACCTGAAAATCCTTCATAATTTTTACACTTCTGAATCAAAGATCCTTTTAAGTCCTCAAAGGCCACTTTAAGAGTACTCGATTCAAAAGCGTTAACTTTCGCAGACATAGCAATTAAATTATCCCACCAAGGCCTCCAATTACCAATATTCTTGGGACTAGCCCATTTATGGTCAACACCAAATATTGGTTCAATATGTTCAGCCATAGGGGTTGGTTTAACCGTACCATAAAATCTGCGAGAAGTTTCAACACTCCCTAACCAATCGAAGCTCAAATTCTTCTCTTCACTCTTATCCAAGAAATTGAGCGGACTGCGTTTGGCACAGGTGCGTTTCAACTCCGTATGTGCTTTAAACTCACCAGCGGATGGAAGCAATGCCCTCCCCTTATTCTTTTTAAAGAAATCTAATGCAGCATCTACATATGATACTAGCAACGGGGCTGATCTATGCAACTTATCACTACCAGCAAGATAAAAGCTATGAATTATCGAAGGATTCGTACACGACAAAAACATAGACATACAATATCCAGATTTGGATTCATATCTCTCTTGTTTCTCATCATGTATAGCAAAAGTATATCCATCATACACTCCTACTGATGATACTGGAGTATGATTATCAAAGCGGGTAAAGGCCGAACCTTTCTTCCACAAATACTTTGAACCATCACTATCCAGCAAATGCCACAAAACATTGACATTATCCTTGACAATTCGGGTTGGTAGATATCTTCGAAGATCCTTCGCGGCTCCTAGATGACGCGTAAACAAAAACGCGAAATCCGTACCAGGTGGATAATAAATATCATCTTCATCCAATATCCAATTGGCGCTATTACAAATAACACCATTTGAATCCCTACGGACATTAATCAACTGTCCAATTCTACTCGCAACAATGTGTTTAGGTACTACTAAAAGCCCACCGGCCATAGTAACACCACAACATCCAATACAATTAGAACCTTCCGCGTCCGTTAAATTACGAATCCCAGGGGGAAACACCTGGACTCGCACCGTCTGAGTCTTCATAATATTATAAAGCTCTGACGGAGTAGTCTGAAACCCTGAAACACCAAATTTCTCTGGATAATTTTCAGGGCTTGCGGTCCAATAATTATTAGTGCGTTCATTCACTCTTGGTTCTGGAACCGCAAACGCATTACCACTTGGCTCAAATGATGGTTTAACTTTCTTATAATTGTAATAAGCAAGTCCAACAGACATCACCATTAAAGCACCAAAAATAATGCGGTTTTTGCGATGCAATGCGCTTCTAGCAGTCGACACAACAAAATCAATCGATTGTGCTAATTTAGTTACTGTATTTATATGTTTCCGGAATCTAATTCCCAGCAACATAAACGTACAGTTGATAAAACCCAAAGCGGGAATTGTCACAGACATCGCAAAACCAATAATTGGATTCACTATCATAACAGATGACATAAGAGTAGCGGTCATCACTCCAACAGTATGTCCAAATATTGATGTGAAATAAGCAAACTCTTCACAATCCTCATGCTTATTTCCTAGCCACATACCAAGTTTAAATGGAAAACGAGCTAATGTTGATTCTGCTCTATCTTTAATAGAACACCATCGATTAGCCCACTCCCACTGAGCTTGGGTCTGTGTGTCAGGTTCTCCAGGATCGGAACGCAATGCTTCCAACTGGAACTGAGATTGTGCTCGTCGCAACAACGCTCTACCATCAACTGTCTTTTCCACTATTTCCTGTACCTGGCTGTTCTCAATCCGGCGATAACGCAATAGGAGATGTTCAGCAGGGGGAATAACTTCCGGCCAGTTTAAGATAGAAGTCGGCACAACTTCACCAATCCTGGAGGTATCAAGGGTAACCCTATCCATAGCTATGCGATCATAATAATCCATATCTATTTCATGCAGGTCCTTCTCCTTAATATAAGCCCACCAATCTAATAACTTATTGTAGGCTTCTACCTGACATTTATAAGCTTTTTCAGTCATCCCTGTTTCAGAAGACATCTTCCATTCTTCACGTCCATTATATTCCTCATCACCAGCACTAGGCTGATAAGGAACATTCAAGATCGAATTCTGTAAGATGCCCGTCGAGCTAAGGACAGCATCAAAAGCTGTTCTAAAGTGTTCTGATATTCCGCTCTTCTTAGGAACCCAGGAAACACTTTCAATAGCCCACGTACGGTGACCCCGTTTCTTCTCAACGGGGGTAGCCTTACGCGAACCGGGTTTCATGGTTAATACAGCACGCAGTCCCAATTTTGGAACTATATATTTGGCGACAAAACGACACAATACCTCTTTATGAGGCGCACACTTACTACACAATGGAAACGTTACGTTATGCTTACATGAATGTGGATTGGATGTTACTTTCAATAAAGTCAAATAATCGGTTTGTTTCTTAGTTTTCTCAATACAACGTTCTTTTGAATATCTTTCAAAAGTTTCCCAAGGAACATCTTTCATAAGTAACTCTTTATCCTCTATAGGATCATACCATTTAACCACCTCAAACTTATACTTCTGAGCTACATGAGCGCCCCCTTCCTGTTCAGGAACAGGAGCACCTACCACTCTCTCAATAGTAAAGGTACAAGGTGGTTTTCCATACTTACGATTTTCCTCAGGCCACTTTTCTATATCCAACTGACCACCAGTCATATATCTATTTTCACAATTAACCTTCGCTATAACATCAAATCTACGCAAAATGGAAATAGGTTCATTTGAATATGTAACAGCATCAACTTCCTTCAAATTTGAAGTTGCTATAAGCAAATAAGGTGTTAAAAACACCTTTCCCTTCTCCTCCAAAGCAGGTTTATTTGCTGCTACTGTAATATTATTAGCCAAGCGTAACAAAGCATCCAAAGGATTCTTTGTCGTTTTGCTTGGTTTTGCATTACATATATCATCTAATACTACAGCTAATGTATTACTATCTAACATAGAATCAAACTCTTCATTCTGATTAGGTGTACGAATCAAATAAGGATCTGTTGGTAAACCAATAGATCCCAATAACGAAGGTGCCAAGGTTTGTGTTACAAAAGATTTACCGATGCCTGATTGACCCCATATCAACATTGTATATGGGGCCCTTCGAACACCAATTTTCTTTTGCAAACCAACCAAATCCTGACGTAACTGGAAACACTTTTTCAATCTATCAGATAAAGTTAATTTATAAGGACCTTTAACCATGGGAATTTGTTTTTGTAATTTATTAATAAGTTTGGTCACTCTAATATCTAACTGCGATATGTCTAATGTGCTAGTTATAAAACCTGAAAACATTGCTTGTATTTCAGTTTCTACAGTTCTAAATTCAATCTCAAAATCAATAAAATTCTCAGCATAAAAGAAATATTTAATATCTCTCTTACTATAAGCGGCATAACCACGTTGAACAAAATACATTATAGTATTCATAGAGAATTCAATCAACTCGACTCTGTGAAGAGTCTTGTTAACCCAATCTAATCCAACGTGAGCTTTACCTAAATCGAAATCAAAACCAAAAATGGAACACATACCAGCATCAATAAACATCTGTAACATAGCTTTCAAACGTCTCACCGACTCACTATTAGCTATGTTTTTCATTGTACCATCATCCATAGAAGACTCCGGTACAAAATTATCCGGATGAACAGGAGCACGCTCAAATCCAGCGCGCGGTTCCAAATCTATAGAGGAAGTTAAAGGACTAACTCCCTGCCATAAATCACCAATAGATCCAACTATATTTTTAACATCTGCTATCTCAAAACCAGTAGACCACAAAATAACATCTGTCAAATTCAGGAGAATAGACTTCTCAGAGAAAAATCTATTCTGAGCCCACATTAACAAAATCATCAATTTGTGTTTACGGCTAGTTGCCAGACGATAATTATATAGTAATAAAGATATGCTCTCAGAAAACGCCAATATCTTATCTATTGAAACCTGATCAGAATTACCACAGAACCATTTAAGTAGTTTAAACTTCCAGCCGATCTCAATACCAGCTTTAGGTTTAAATTCAGTATACTTGGGAAGCTTACTATAAATATCTTCGATGTCTAACATAGTAGCCTTCTTAGGTATACGAATTGGTTTACTTGGTAAAATGGGAGACAATTTTTGATCCCAAACTTTCTTTCGCTTTTTCTTTTCGTATAAATCCCTGCGATACTCCTTCTCAGTGCCACCACAAGGCATAAACACTTTATATTTTTCTTTTCTATGAAGTCCTAAATTACTTATACGATCACTCAAATAAATATTACAAATAGAACACACAACAAAGTATAACAAGAAATATTGAGAATAAACAATACACGAACCTAATTTAATACAAAAATATTGCAATAACACATATACTAATGTTGCTACTTCTGTATCCATAACTAAATATTTAATTCGACTAAACTTAATTCTATAAGTTTGAATAATGAACAATGTTACACAACACGGAACACTACAAATCAACATAATACTTAATAATGGAACAATTAAGTGCTCTACTACTATAATATCCAAAATCCATGTAAGTACTGGTAGCAAAGAAATGATAATCCTAAAATCTACTCTAGTTGTATAACTACTATCAAAATAAAACATAACAATTTTATATAAATGCAATAAACAATCACAACTGAATTTGAAAGAAACTGCATAACATAAAAATAATTTTACAAGATGTGAAACAAAACTAGAGCACACTAACAAAAACTGTAAGAAATAATACACAACAAACACATAGGAATTGCTTAAAGCAACTTTCATTGAATCAAGCAATGGACGAGCCCAGCGCGCTTGGCATAGCGCTAGCATTGATCGGATATGGGTACTATCTTCGGTTGGGCCCATATTTTAA